AGCCTCCCAGTTCCATAGTTTCATATTGTAATAATGTCAATGAGTATTTCTATATTTAATAATATATTTTGTATTATGGTTATTATATGTAATATAGTTATATAATATAAAAGAAAGAAATATAAAAGAAAGAAAAAGCAAAAATTTTTAAAATAACTCTTGACTTTTCGTATCTATTGTAATATAATATAATTATGGTCAATATCAATAATTTGCTCAGTGAGTAAGTGGTAAGTTACCATGGTGTAAACATACATAATAGAATATTGGAGGTAATAAGAATGTCAAAAGCTAACTACAGACCAGACTTAGTAGATATCTGGTTGGAAGAGGATAACTTGATGCTCCTCGAAGCTTGGGCACGTGATGGATATACCATGGAAGATATTGCCAACAGAATTGGTATCAATAGAAACACCATATATGATTGGCAAAGCAAATATCCAGAGATTGCACAGGCTTTAAGGCGTGGCAGAGAAATTGTCGACTATTTGGTTGATAATGCTCTGTTGAAATCAGCCCTTGGCTATAAAACCAAGGAAGTAAAAGTAACGACAGTGATGCGTTATGGTAAAGTGGTAGAAACAACCAAAGAAGTTACAGATAAAGAGCAGGCGCCTAATGTATCTGCTATTCAGATGTGGCTTTATAATAGAAGTAAAGATAAGTGGAAGAATATGAATGCCAAGCAGAATATGTTTGATGAAATGCAGGAAGATAGCTCTATTGAGGTTATTGTTCGTCGAGCAAGTAAGAATGAGACTGGAGAGTCTGAGGATGATGAAGCTTGGGATGATGAAATGAATGAGTCGGTTGAAATCAGAAAGCGTACAGCCGAAGAAACGGCCCAGGTAGAGAAGCAGAAAAAGAAAGAAAAGAGGGAAGCAAAGAAAGCAGCAGAACAACATACAGAGTATTCCGACGAAAATGACGAGGAAGAGTATGACCTTAGTTTGGACGAGTGGCCAGAGGATTGGGAGGACGATGAAGAGTGAAAATTGTTAAAAAAATAAGCCCAGCCTTTGAAGATTTTGTTTTCAACTGGGATTATGAACAGTATTTGCTCATAGGTGGTTATGGTTCCGGTAAGAGTTATGACATAGCTTTCAAAATTATCCTCAAGTTACTCGAGGAGAAACGAAAGGTATTGGTAGTTCGACAGGTCTATGACACTATCTATGAGAGCTGTTTCGATTTGTTCTGTGAGATACTTGACGATATGGGTATTTTGGTGTCAGACATCAATGAGTTTAATAAAAAGAAGAACAAATGTGTGGCACTGAAGTCTCCATTACGTATCAGGTTCCCAAATGGTGGACAAATTATATTCAAAGGTATGGATAAACCAGAGAAAGTAAAGTCCATAAATGGTGTGAGTATTGTATGGATTGAGGAGTGTTCAGAGGTAAGTCCCGAAGCATATAAAGAGTTGCTCGGTCGTATCAGAACTCCCGATTGTTCCATGCACTTCATACTGAGTTGTAACCCAGTAAATCGTGAGAATTGGGTATACACACATTTCTTTGTCAGAACTGATGAACACGGCGAAGAAACTGTGATAATGGACGAAAATAAGTTTTATGAAAAGAAAAATATAATCAAGAATGGTATATATTATCATCACAGTGTGCCGGATGATAACCCATGGCTACCATGGCAGTACTTGAAACGACTTGACGACCTAAAGAATTATGACTATCAGTTATATTTGGTTGCTCGTTTCGGTAGGTTTGGTGCTTCTGGTACTAGAGTACTTCCTCAGTTCAGAATTGCCAAGGACAAAAATCGGTTTATCGAGAGTATCAAGATGCTCGGTCCAGAGAACCAGTACTTTGGTTTCGACTTTGGTTTTGAGGAAAGTTATAATGCTGTATTGAGTATGTCAGTTGATAGTAAACGAGGTATATTGTATATCTGGGACGAAATATATGTGAACCACTTAACTGATGATAAGATGGCTCGCCTCCCGGAAATGCAAAAGTTGAAATCACGTCTTGACAATTACTATGATATGGGGTATAATAAATTGATAGTGGCAGATAATGAGGACCCGAAAGCAATTCAGTATTATCGGCAGATGGGTTTTCTGATAAGGCCATGTAGAAACAAATTCCAAGGGTCACGTTTAAGCAATACTCGTAAGGTTAAGCGTTTCAAGAAAATATATGTTAGCCCTAAGTGTAAGAATACAATCAAGGAACTGAAGGACCTTACATATAAGAAAGATGCTCAGGGTAAAACTGTATATGATGAGTTCAATATCGACCCGCATACATTAAGTGCTATTTGGTATGCATTGGATACGGTAACAGTTGCTGATGTTAAGCAAAAAGAATTTTATTCAAAGAGAGGTTAAGGAGGAATACAATGGATGGTAATAAGTATATTATGTGGTCGTTGACCTTTACCAAAAAGGTAGTATTACTTGTGACATTATTGTGGTTTCTCCAGCTAGTTTATTCTGCTGTAATGATTTGCCTTGCGATTGATATGTATGGTAACTTTAGTTATCTTGATACATTCATAACGGATAATGGAGAAACATTCAGATTGATTGTCGGAGCAAATATAGTCTCCAAAACCGTAGAGAATGTGTTTAAGTATAACGAGGGTGGCATATTTGGAAAGAGTATCAAACGAGGTGGACAAGCTCAGCAGGATGATATTATAGATAATGAAGAAACAGACACAAATGGTGTTGGATAAGGAGGTATGGATATGTCATTAGAGATATTTTTGGTATTGCTTTTAGCAGTAAGTATTTTTACAAGTCTTACGGTTGAGGCAATCAAGAAGTTTGTAGGAGACAAATACAATATGTCGTCTAACGTTGTTGCAGGAGTTGTAGCAATTGTGTTAGGTGTTATCGTAGGTGCCTTTTACTGTATTCTTGCCGGTATCGCTTTTGGTACGCAGATTATCATTATGCTGGTGGCTCTGGTATTTTTGAGTTGGTTATGTGCAATGGTAGGATATGATAAGGTTGTACAGGCAATAATGCAGATTAAGAATAACTAGAGGAGGTTTAAAGTTATGGCATTAACAACAGAACAGAAAAGTTTTATTGAGAGTGTAGCAAGTGCCGTTAAGGCAGCTATGGGTACATATAATATCAAGGTAGCAAGCCCTGTAATTGCCCAGGCTATTATCGAAAGTGGATGGGGTAAGTCTCAGCTTGCGGCTAAGTATCATAATTATTTTGGTTTGAAGTGTGGCAGTTCTTGGAAAGGTAAGAGCGTAAACATGTCAACCAAAGAGGAGTATACAGCCGGTACGCTTACTACAATAAAGGACAATTTCCGTGTGTTCGACAGCCTTGAGGATGGTATCAAGGGATATTTTGATTTTATCAATACTTCGAGATATTCCAATCTGAAAGGTGTGACCGACCCGGAAACTTATGTTAAAAACATCAAGGCTGATGGGTATGCAACAAGTTCTACTTATGTAACTACAATTATGAACTGTATCAAGTCTTATAATCTTACACAGTATGATGGGGCTTCTGTTGCAGATGCAAAGAAATCTGTTTCGGAGGTTGCTCAGGAAGTACTTGCCGGTAAGTGGGGAAATGGTGCAGAACGTAAAGATGCTATTACAAAAGCTGGCTATGATTATGCTGCTGTTCAGGCAGAGGTTAACAAGTTATCTGGAAAGACAACTACATCAGCTTTTGTACCGTATGATGTAAAGGTTACGATTTCTGATTTACGTATTAGAAAAGGTCCGGGTACGAATTATGCTAAGAATGGTTATATCGCTCCCGGTGTATATACTATTAGTCAGGAGTCAGCAGGTAAGGGTGCCACTAAATGGGGCAAGCTTAAATCTGGCAAAGGCTGGATAAGTTTGGATTATGTAAATAAAGTATAAGGAGGTAGGGTATGACTCAGCAAAATCAAAAAGAGGAAGCGGCTAAAGTGCTCGCTACCATTGAAGATACTGAGGCCTACTTGTCTGCTTATCGTAAAATACCCTATAGTCTGATAAGACAGGAACTTGACGAAGATGCTTCAGATGTTACAGACGAGTTAAATCAGATTTGTAAATACTATGGTATCTATAAGAAAGGTAAGAGTTT